CCATGACTGTAAACGAGTGGCGCGAGCAAAAACGCCGCACGCGTGAATTCCTCAAGGGCATGGAGCTGGAAGACGAGGAAGGCAACCGTATCAGCCTGATTGAGAAATACGACGGCAGCGTGGCAAATCCGGCGATCCGTCGCTGCGAGCTGATGACCCGCATCCGCGGCTTTGAAAATATCTGCAACGATATGGGCTTTGTCGGGGATTTCTATACGCTGACAGCGCCCGCCCGCTATCACGCCACAATCAAGACCGGCTATCGCAACCGCAAATGGAGCGGGGCCAGTCCGGCAGAAACGCAGCGCTATCTCTGCAATGTCTGGCAGAAAGTCCGCGCGAAACTGCACCGGGAAGAGATCCGCATTTTCGGTATTCGCGTGGCCGAGCCGCACCACGACGGTACGCCACACTGGCATATGTTGATGTTTATGCGCCCGGAAGACATGCAGCGCGTGCGGCAGGTGATCCGCGATTATGCCTATCAACAGGACAGCTACGAACTGACCACGGAGAAAGCCAGAAAGGCCCGCTTTCATGCTGAGGCTATCGATCCGGAGAAAGGCAGTGCGACCGGCTATGTGGCTAAGTACATCTCCAAAAACATCGACGGCTACGCGCTCGACGGCGAGCTGGACGACGAAAGCGGCAAAGAACTGAAGGAAACCGCGCCCGCCGTGTCTGCCTGGGCGGCGCGCTGGCACATCCGTCAGTTCCAGTTTGTCGGCGGTGCGCCGGTAACGGTTTATCGTGAGCTGCGCCGCATGGCCGACAGTGAAACGGCTCAAGGCTTAAGCGTTGAGTTTGCCGCCGCGCACGATGCTGCAGATGCGGGCGATTGGGCGGAATATGTCAACGCCCAAGGCGGCCCGTTCGTGAAGCGCGACGATCTGGCCGTGCGCACCTGGTATCAGGCAAGTGAAGACTGCAACGAGTACGGCGAGGAAACCGCGCGCATCAAGGGCGTTTACGCCACGTCAGTTGGTGAAGATACCCCGATCTTAACCCGCCTCGCACAGTGGAAGATTGTGCCGAAGCGCGCCGTTGACCTGGCCGTTGATTTGAAGGACGCGTTTGCGTCCTCTCGGAGTTCTGTCAATAACTGTACGGGCGATTTGAGATCGCAGGATTCAAAACGGCCGGAAAGTGTTGATGATCGCGACTTTTCAGCATTAACCCGTAAAGAACGGCGGCGGTTGTTAGCCAGGATAAGGGCTGATATACCGGAAAAGAGGCATCTTCAGCTGCGCCGCTCTGACAAAACAGAAGCAGCGTGCGACAACGTGATCGGCCAGATACGTGACATTACCCGTGAAACTATCAGCCGGGCAGTCGCCGTGCGCCTTATCGGCGGTACAGAAACCAAAATTGACGGGCAATGGTTCCGCAGTTCTGCCTGCGGTGAGCTTTTCAGGCCAAAAAAGCGCATAGAAGCGGAAAGCCTGTTAAGCAGATTTGAGCGTCTCGCGCGCAGTAAAAAAGACTGCACGGACGCAAACTAAACAGCTTGATTGCTCACAGTTAGCGCAATAACTTTTAGTGCCGGGCTTCGCTAAAAAAATTTGCGAAAGTGCTTTCCAATCAGCCAGATGAAAGTTTTGCTTTTGTAGAACAATTTTCTTTCGCTACGCTTAAATGTCATGTTACTGTATAAATACACAGTATTTTTAAAGGGGGGATTATGGAACCTGATGAAATCAGAGCCATGCAAAGAAAAATTTCAGGCATGAGGTTTATCGCCGAGTTATCCTTGATAGCTAACTGCAAGCCTTGTGATCTCGAGCTGGCTCTGACTTTAATTGCCGATTTGGCAAATTCCGAGCCTCACATTGAGGCTGATGATAAAATTTTCTACGCTGCTGAATGAAATGTTAAGGAGGATGAGATGCTTTTAGATGTTACGATCAATAAGGAATCAGGATTAGGTAAGGAAAAACTTCAGGCTTTTGAGGCTGAGCTGCATCGCCAGGTCATAGCTGTCTTCCCGGCCACGAAAATCAGCGTACATGAGTCTATAGAGTCTGGCTTTGAGATGGCGGGCTTTACCCTCGAATCTGACAGACATGCTTTAACCCGTATTTTACAGACCACGATGCAAACCTTTCAGATCCCCTACTGATCTACCCGCCCGCTAAACAACGTAGAAATCGTCAGAACAGGTCGTGCATCCATAGAGTGCATGGATCTGCATTAGAAAACACATACGCAAAAAATTGATGGGTGCCAGTGCTGGCGCCCTTCCCCCTCCCCCATGCACATGCATGGAAAGCGCCCTACAAAGCGGGCAGGCGTGGCGGGGATAGCATTGCGCGCGGAGGGGGTAAACATGTATGGCACAGGCTGCGTCAGCGGCCCTGAGGCGTGCGCAATAGTTTGAATTGGGCAAGGCGCATAAAAGCTTAAGAGCCACGCAAAATGCGTCTGAGGGCGTCGGCTGGCAGCTGGTGTCGGCCGGAATTGATGTGGTACAGTTTTGACCAATACGGCTACCCATGTAAGGAAATGATATGGATACAACTGAGCAGCTACACGGGACTTACTTTTATGGCGGGCTTACCAATCTTTCCGCCGGAGAGCTTTATTTCTGGATAATGGTTGATGTGACTGCGGAGCACTTCAGCGGCACAAAAGATATCATGGCGCTGGTTGCTATCTATTCGGGACAAAATACGATTGACGTAGCCGGGAAGCTAAACGGCGCGTGGAAAGGCACCTCTTATGCTTCGGTTTATTCTCGCAAGCTGTTACGTGATTACCGTTTGCCTTTCAAATTGCCCACGTGGATACAAAATCCTAAAAATCCGCTTCAGATTAAAAGGATAATGACTCATAAGCTGGGGACATTTGTCGGTCGCACAATCCCGGTTTTAGGTTGGGTAATTATGGCCGCTGATGCGGCGGAAATAGCCTGGAAAGCCACGGTGAAATATAATCGCATTGCCAATAAGGACGACAGGATATGGTAAACGAGGATACAGAAAAGGCCGTATTTGCGCTGGTTGAAGAGTATAACGGCAGAAGTCTGTTCACATTCAGGCGTTATAAGCTTGAGCTTGACACCGATTTGGATAACGATTTTCGCATGGATCCTCTTGACGCGTATGAATTGCTTGAGCGTTATGCTGATAAGTTTGGTATTGATCCCGGCACTATCACGTTTACCGAATATTTCCCGGAAGATTTCAGCGCACCACATGATCCGCTGACTATCCGTCTGTTGGTTGAGTCTGCGCAGGCCGGACGCTGGCTGGGTAAATAATTAACGCCTGCAAAGGCAGGCGCTATATTTTCAGTTTGTTGCCACGGTTTCCAGCGAATAAGGCCGGAACGCGATCACCTCTTCCCCGATCCAGTCGTTTACCTCCTTCAGTCTTTCCTGCAGCGGCGTTAACTCATTCCTGACGAACACCTGCGACGCCTTCACCGCATCCCCGAACCCGCCGGAGTTGTCCGGGATAATCCCCATCATCTGCGGCGGCACGCGGTGCGCGCTTAACAGGTCGTCGCGGCTCGCCTTCTTGATATTAAAGAAATCGTCCTTTGTCGCCACCTCGCTGAGCGGCAGGATTTTAATCCCGTCCGGCTTGCCATTGGGCGCGTACATAAACAGGTTGCGGAAGTTGCCCAGGCCTTTCGTGTCGCGCATCGCCTGGCGCATGCGGTCAACGTCGCTGGAACTCTGCGCCGCGTCGGTCATATACAGAATGTAACCTGCATGCGCGCCGTTCTGGTAATACTTGCGGCGAAACAGCGTGGCCGCCTCGTTCAGCCAGGCTGAGTTAAGCGCGCTGAGGTATTCCGGCAGGCCGTAAAGCTCCTGATTAATGTCCGGCTCAATCAGGTGGAACACGCTGCCGGCTGCAAACTGGTGCAGCTCTTTCCAGTCGTTCACAAACCAGTATTCGCCGTCCTTCACGCCCTTGCGGGTAAATTTCGCCGGGGTGGTTTCCAGCCTGAACGGCTCGCCGAGGCTGTTACGTCGTAGTTCGGCAAAGGCATTCCCGAACACCAGATAATCCAGCGAAAACTTGCTGAACTCCTGCTGGCTTAACATCGGATGCGGGATAAAGGTTGAGGCCAGAATATTGCGCTTAACGTAGATGGGCGAGCTGTGATGCACCGCCGAGCGCAGGCTTTTTGCCAGCCCGTGAAAGCTCACCGGCGGCTCGTACCAGCGGCCATTACCGATGCACTCCGCGTAATCCAGAATGTCCCGCTTATCCATGACCGGCGTGGGCTCGCCGAAGGTGAACGCCTCAACCTGCTGCGGCGCGGCCGGTGCTGTTGGTGCTGCTTTAAATGCCTTACGGCTGCGTTTGCTCATCAGTAAAATTCCACAAAAGAAGGGTTAGCACCGCCGCTGGCGGCGGTCAGCGGTTCGTTTAAAAGCACGTGCATGATGGCCCAGGCGACGTCGGCGTGGCTGGCGTCCTCGCTGCGGCTCGCCTCGTAGGTTGAGCGGTTGCCGCTGGCGGTCATGGTTTTACGGATCGCCATAAAGGACTGCGTGATATCGGTACTGCCTGCGTCGTACTCCAGGCGACCGCTGCCGATGGTGTCTTTGGCCTTCAGCACCATGCCGGTTTTGACTTCCGGCGAGTAACGGATCTCGCGGGCCGCCGGGTAGAACTGGCGTACCAGCTGAAAAACGCCCTGGCCGATGCCGGTGGCGTCAACGCCGATATATTCCACGGTGTATTTTTTGGTTAAGTCCTCAATGGATTTCGCCTGCGCGGCAAAGTCCATGCCGCGCCACTGGTGATGCTCCAGCACGCGGAACTTGCCGCCCGCAACCAGCGGCGGCGCAATCACGGCACAGCCCGCGCTGTCGCCGGTGTGTGACGGGTCATAGCCAATCCACACCGGGCGGAAATCGAACGGGCGCAGCGCATAAGGGTTAAAGTCCGTCCATTCTTCCAGGCTGTCGATCATGCAGGTCTGCAGCTCGGCGAACGGGAACACGCTGGCCTCGTCGTCGACAAACTCACACATCAAAAGGTTCTGATATTCCGACGGGCTGTATTCAAGCGACAGCTGGTCCAGGTCAAACAGGTTACAGCCGCCGGTCAGCGCGTCCTCAACGGTGACAATCTGCCGCCACTGGCCGTCGCCGCACAGCGCGCC